GTCTGAACCTCATCCGAATTAACCCTGGCCATAGTATTACCCTCCAGAAGATAGGGGGACTCCATTCCCCCTTACCCGGACTAAGCCAACTTACCGGTAGAAGCTACCCCTGGCCCGGAACTGGAACCCGGCACCAACCGGAGTACAGCCACCACCGTAACCGGTGTCGAACTGGGCACCAGCCCCACACGACGGGGCGTACAGGGGTGCCCGAGGAACGTATACCGGAGCAGCATCAAAGACCTGCTGTTGCTGGAAGCTGTAAGACTGCTGCACGGAGAACTGTGCCGGCGGTGCGTAGACCGGTGCACGCTGGAACGCGAACTGTGCTGACGGTGCATACACAGGTGCCCGTTGGAATTGGAATCCTGCCGAGAATCCGTGACTCTGACGCACAGGTGCTCGGAATCTGGATCGTACCTGGAACTGTGATCCGACGTCATAGCCTCCGGCTTCAGCCAGGGTGGCCATTCCCAAGAGAGCGACTACTGCGATTGCGGAACTCTTCATAACTATCTCCTTCAGGTGAGGGCGATGCCTATTCTCCGTTCAGACCCCTACTTCTTCTCTGCCTCTACCTTCTCCTTCTTCCGCTCCTCCAGTTGGCGGAATGCTTCCTTCTTCCAGGCCAAGACTACTGCGTCACTGGGCGGTTGCAGCTTGTTCTTGACCACGACCGCCACAACATCCTTGTCTGGGTGCTTATCGCTTGGCGGCATGCTAGAGAACTCAACGTGCCGCACCAGCTTCTCGATCTGTCGTACCGTCAGCCTGGCAATCTCATCCTTGTCGAACAGTACGAACCCGCCACCCACAGCCTCGTTACCCTTGTCATGGCAGAGGTAACACCCTCCCTGCTGGTTGGCCTGCTTCAGACTCAACTCCTTTTTCTCGGGAGTGGGTGAAGACTCTTTGGGTAACTCTTCCCGCCTGGGAGTTTCTTCCCTCCTTGGCGTACCGTTGAGTCTATCCTCCAGAGAGCGGACTCGAGCATCCATGGACTTCAAATCCTTGTTCATGGTCTGGAGAATATCGAGAACCTGCTTCAACTCCGATGACTGACCGTTGGGTTGGTTGGAGGCAGGGTTGGGGTTGGGAGGCTGAGCCGATCCGGGGTTAGGGTATGACGGGTAGGTGGCTTGGTAGCCAGGAGCGGCTTGTGCTCCGTAGCTAGGGAAGACATTCAGGAGAGCGTAGGCGTATGGTACGACAGCCTGGTACGTTACGAACGCCGGTACTTCCTTCTTCACCACCTTCTCCACAACCTCGTACTTCACAGGTGCGGAGTAAGTGCTGTAGCTGTAGCTCGGATAGCTGTAGCTTGGTGAGTATGTCACCCTCGACCGGTATCCGCTGCTGTAACACTGGCCCATTACTGGGGAGGTGACGAGCAGTGTCACCATCATTCCGACGATCACAGACTTCATAACTGCTCCTTCTTCTGGAGGAAAGGAACACCCTGGTTGTCAATCCGGTTTGGCTTCTTCCTTCTTCTCGATTTCAGGCAGAGCCGTCAAGCCGTGAATGAGAGTCTGTGTGAAGCCATACACCTCTTCCCATTCGAGTCTGGTTATACTACCCGAGGGTTCGTCTACAAAAGCAGCGAGTATCAAATCCGTGACACCCCTGGTTTTCATGTGCTTGCGGATAGCATCCTTCAACTTCCAACTCCAGGTGCCTAACTCCCTGGCTGCCACCTCGACGGTCACAGGTTCTTCTACGTACCTGTTCCAGTACTCACCATAGAGCTTGGCTATCTCTGTACTGGTCTTGCCCTTGGGGTTGGCCTTGGTGGTTGTGACTTCCGCAATAGCCTCGGTGTAGCGTTGCCTGTCTCTGGCCAGTAGCTTGTCAAGGTCTCTTAAGTACTGGTTCTTCAGACGCTGGATGACATCCTTCTTCTTATCGGCTAACTCCAGTGGCCCTCCAGCCCTGAAGATCTTCCTGACCCAGTCGTTGATAGGCTTGAGCATCTCCTTATCAGAGCCATGACAGCGTATGCAGGAAAGGTTGGCGTGCACCCTGGCGTCCTTGCCGACCCTTAGAGTCGAGTCGTCCGGACCGATCTGGTCTGGTGCCGTCGCCTGTGCCAACCCCTGGGCGTTCGCCAGCAGAGTTAGCATCAACCCGTTGGGTAGGAACCCATACCACTCTTCTGCGTCATGCAAGAACTGGCCACGCTCCAGATTCTTCTTGGGCTGACCCCTGCCCACCTGGCTGAACACGTCCAGTGTACCCCACACGGCGTCGTCACCACCCAGCCTGACTATCTGTCGTCCCTGCTGTGATATACCAGAGCGTTCGACTACGGCTCGCCACTCCCTGAACCTCTTGATCGCACGGTCCTCATTCACACCAGCCAGGTCAAAGAAGTCCTGTCTCTTCTTGATGCCCAGCCACTCGTAGTAGCCCACGCCTTCATCCTTGTTGCGTATGGAGATTTGTCGTGCTGTCTGTACAAACCTCCAGTGGGCCGAGACTATTGGCACTTCCGTTATCAGGGTCTTCCGGAGGTAGGTTATCTCCTTCTCAGGTAACCACGGTGCCGGTGCGGATATTATCTGGCCCTTCTTGGCGTGCGTCTTGTTGTAAACACCGTATTCGTAATCCTTACCCTTGTACTCGCCACCCGGCCACACCTCCTCGATAACCGTGTCTTCAAGGAACTGTATCTTTACATGGAAGATGTAGTCTATGTCCCTGAACTTCTCCCACACCAGCAGCCTCTTGTCCCAGCCAAAGTCCCTTAGATCAATCCTGCCCAGGTTGGGTGAGACTATGGTAAGGTATCCAAACACACCCTGGTCAGACTTTAGGTTCAGGTCAAACACGTTTACTACGTTGTCATCCTCGTAGTGTTCGGCCTTGGAGTTGAACCACAGGTATCGGTAGAACCTCAACTCCTCCTTGATCTGCTTGGGCTTAAAGCCTGACTTTATTAACGCAACCTCCATCCTGGCTACGTCCACAGCCGCCGCTGTTACTGCGGAAGCCGGGGAGGAGGGTTGCGGTGTTGGAGCGATGGATATTGCGGCGGCGACAAGAGCGGCATACACGCAATTCTTACTCCCGAATCGGGCGATCAGGGTGTCGGAGTGGCTGGATCAGGGACAAGGTCGTCAACCACCTTGGCCTGTTCTGCCACGGCATCAACTGCTGATTGCAGTTCAGGTGTGACCTTCTCGGCGTCGGCAACGGCCTGTTTCAACTCGTCAACTTTGCTCAAGAGTGTTTTACTCTCTTCACCAATCTTGGTGAGTTTGTCACCGATTGCCTTGACCTGTTTGGTGAGTTCAGCCTGAGTAGCCATGACTTCCTCCAGAAACTTTTGGATGCGTCTTAATCGTCGCAGTACCAGAAATTGGAACATGCGAGCCTCTACTGTTTGAACCTGGCGACTTCCTTGCCGTCCTTGTCTAATCCTACCAGGGTAGTGATCAGTCCACCCTTGGCTGGCGGGTCAATCGGCTTGTCGGCCTTCGGGTAGATCGTACCGACAAACTGATAGTCCATATCGTTGATGTCACTACCACCCGGTATCGGCTGCCTGTCCCTGGTAATATCCCCCGGCAACTGGTAGCACATGATAGACTCGTCATCAGCATCGGGAGTACCTCTGATAGACCTTTCCTCCAGAGGTGTCAGTACCTGGGAGTCCACCATACTGCGACTCCATCCCTGGGTTCGCTGGAAGTATCGGTAGGTTGCCTCCCTATCAAGCCTGGCAATCAACTGCTGCCTCATGTGCTCGTGGGGGAATCCTAGGGTATGTCCAGCCTCGTGCCTGACAACCCTGCGGAACTCTTCCTCCCTGGTCCTCATGGTAAACCCTGACAGACACATGGTAGCCTCATTACTAGAGATCATGCGAATGTCTGTTCCCATGTAAGACCAGTAGCCCTCGTCTGACCGGGTAATCCTAACCTGTGGGCTGGTCTGGCTGTAGCGGAACAAGATGTTGCCGGTCTTGTTCCAGGCGTTCATGTGGCTAATGATCCGGTCTCGAAGGTCGGCTGGCGTAGACTCCATGAAGCCAACCGTCAACTCCACGCCAGCGGCACCCCAGTACTTTGAGGTCAGCAGGGCTAGGAACCCTGGGACCGGATCATCATCAGACTCTTCCATGAGTGCCGTACTCATCGCCATCAGGGCTTCAGGCGGTGGCATGTTGACCGGGTTGATAATGATAGCCTGCTGTGCCGCTACTATCCTATCCTTCTCCGGCACTTGCTTGATGGTACAGGCCACGCCCAGGCTCTTCTTAGCGGGTTCTGTTTTCTTCTTCGCCACTCACTTCTCCTTATCTTCAGGCGGGCAGGGCGGTTCTGTAGGTTGCAGACACTTTAGCGCCAGCAGGTCTAGCTTGTAGATGACGCCCTGGAGGTGGCCACGCATCTCGTGCCGTGTCTCGCTGATGGACTTTGCTAGGACATCTAGTGACATCCGAATGGCTACCGTGTCTTTCTCCAATCCAGCTATCTTACTAGCATTCTCCAGTACAGCCATCTTGTACTGACTCAGAGCACCGTTGGTCTGGAGTTCAGCCTTGGCAGCAGACTCCTTTGCTTTCTCAGAGATAGCGGTGTTGTGATCCAGCTTACTAGAAACAGAGTCCTGCTTCCTGTTGATCTCATTACCTTGCTTGTTCACCTCATCCTTGACTTCCTGAATGGCGTAGGCACTTTTGATCCACAGGGTCATCACACCGGCTATCATTGTGACTATGGTAATCAATCCTGTTACCACCGTCGCGATTGCTGCATCGCTCAAAGGACCGCTCCTTGAATAGAATTCCACGTTGACCATCCCTTCCCATTCGGGTTACTGGGACAGTCCTTCCTTCAGAGCTTTGATCATCTCATCCTTGCGTGTTGCACCCTTGAGGCTGATGTCGTGCTGGTTCGCCAGCTTGGTCAGTTCCCTGACGTTCATCTGCTCCAGGGGCTTGTCGAGTTGAACCTCGCCCTCATCGTCTTCCTCTTCTTCCTCAGTCTCCTGGGTTTCGAGGGGGATGTCGGTCTGATACTCGTCCTCATCGTCCGGATACTCTTCAGAGTCCGGCTCAGTCATCTTGCTGGTACGCTGAACCCTGCCGCTCTCCTTGCGAGGGTAAGCGTCCTTGGCCTTGATGGGAGCTGGCGACAGATCGGCTTCCTCGTCCTCTCCCATAGCCTCCAGCTTTGCGGCCAGTCCTTCCTTCATTGGGATGGCAACCGGTGGTCGGAACTTGGCGGCAGCCTCACCCTCAGACTGTCTCATGCGTCGTGCCACAGGGTCGATACGGGTGAACTTTTCTGCTCCGTGCTTCTTCACCAGGTCAACGTCAGACTCTACAGTGTCGCCTGGGTGGAATCTAAGGGATTGTCCAGGATTCTTGGGGTCTTTCTGGATGTGTCGTCCCAGCAGGAGTTTGAACCTTGCCATGCTTATTCTCCAGAGTTAGGTTACTAGTAGGACAGGGCGATAGCGGTTAGTTAGCTAGTAGTAGCAGATCGCTCACCAGTGTTAACTGGTGGTTCCGTGGACGATAGCGGCGTCACCGTCGTAGTCTGCGAAGAACTGTGGCACCTCGATGCCCATGACCTTGAAATTGAGCCGCATACCGCCCTGGCTCTCCCACTGAACCACAGTGAAGGCCATGCCGGTGACGGCACGGAGAGTCTCGGAACTCATCTGGATCAATAGCATCTGGTACCCGCTATTCAACTGGTCCAGACGTCTGATATCCATGATACCTTCGATACCACGGATACGCTCACGCAGCGTACGAGAGATAGCCGTGGAGCCGGTGCGGAAGTAGTCGTTGTCCAGCCAAGCATCATAAGACGTGCTGGTGTAGAGGACGAAGGGTCCGTACGCACCGATGTCGTACATCTCCTCTCGCATCTCGATAACGTCCTGCATCACCGCTTCGGGGTTGCTACCCGTAGGAGTGGTCAGATCGGTCTTGGTGATACGGTATGGGAAGTTGGTCGCCCCGTACACCTTGGACAGACCGTCGTGTGCCGTCACTCCGGAGGCAACAGTGCCGAACTGGATACCAGTCTCGATGCCGATGGCGGTATCCTCAACCATCTCTGCACATCGACGGGAAGCCATCTCCACCATACGAGTGTCGAGCGGCACACCACCAGAGCGGCTTACTGCCAGACGACGGGCACTGAACCAGAAGTCCGAGTGCGTGATCGGCAGGGGCAGTGAGCGGAGCTTGAATAGCGGATTGTCTGTACGACCAGGAGACAGGCCATCCATGTCCACGACGGCTTCACCAACGTCGTTGGTCGTCTCGTATTCCAGCGTCAGCTTCCCCATGCCGTTGAAGCCGGAGAAGTTGCTGGCCTTCTTCATGTCGTCGTAGAACCGCAGCCTGTCGCGCAAGGCCGGGATTACTGCCTGGTCAAGCTGAATCCACTCTTCTTTACGGAGCGAGGTGGCGTTCCACACCGAATGGAACATCCCCTGGTTCATCAGGTCACGAATCCGTACCGGACGACGCTCTGGCAGATAAATCTGCTTAGTGTTGTCGTAGATCATGCGGCCAGTGTTGATAGTCACCAGACGCTCGTTGTTCTTGCCCAGGTATGGCCTGAGCATACCAGGATCGAATCGGACTCCGTTCATCACCTCCACGGCGTTGCCGGTGTAGTCCGATCCTGGAACCTGGATGAAATTATCGACAAACATTCTTGTCTCCCAATGGTGGTTAAGGTCTGGCGACAGACAGTGTCCTGAGTTATCTTAGTATCCGGTCCACTCACACCAGGCCAGGGTGTCTGCCGTGGGATCGGTGATGGTTTCCTTGAGCATGGCCATCTCTGTCTCGGGCGTACCAGTAGTGGCGACGAACATCCCGGTCGTATCATCAGCAATCAACATCTCACCCTTGGTGTGATCGTCGGCAGTACCAGCAACATTTGCCAGGAGCAGGTTGTACTCCTCACCTGCCACTGGTACGTAGCCGAAGAACCGCTCTCCTGCCGTGTAGGGGTCTGTCATGGTCTTGCCGAGTAGGTAGTTCTCAAGGACCAGGACCGGTGACCCCTTGGGCCTGCCACCATCGGCGTCAGCGTTGTACAACTCGTAGACGTGACGCCCACCCTGGAGAGCTTCCGAGATGTCTGGTTGTACCAGCATTCCGGGGTAGAAGGTCTGACCGGTTGCGACAGTACCCTCTACGAACCTTCCCCGAGGCTCTGCACTGACAATGATACCATTTCTGCGAGACATGGTTTTACTCCATAACTGTTAAGATTTAGAGCGGGAGCCGGAGCCAACCCCGGTCGCCGCACGGAGCGACCCCGGACACCCGCGTACAGGGGTAGTGGACACCTACTACGCCCTGACTTACTGGTGCAAAGGCAGCAACTCGTCTGCCAAGTCATCCTTGTTGACAAGAGGGTAGCCTCCGGCGGCACCACGGATGTCGGGGAACTGGGGCGGCTGGTTAGCGTTCTGTGGAACCAGTGCCGACAGGGCTTGAAGCTCTCCGAGAGGCTTGCCCATCAAGTACTGGTGCATCTGGCTTTTGCTGGGGTCGGCAAGGTTGGCCGTCATGCGGTTGACGATGGTTTCCTTCTGACGGTTACGCTCTGACCGTGCGAAGGCCAGGTCTTCCTGCTCTTCAGGAGTCAGCCTGCTCTCCACCGGGGCAATGGTTGGAGTAGGAGCCGGAGCTGGCTTGGCCTTCTTCTCCCACTTGTTGGTGGCGGTGTTGAAGGTAACGGTCTGACCCTCAACCTCGAATTCCTTCCTGGAATCATCGAGAGCCTTCTTGGCTGCCTCGGAGTCTGCCAGAATCTTCTTGGCCCTGTCGGCATTGTCCTTCAGAGTTTGGAGTTTCTTCTCGTTCATTGCCTCCAGAGAAGACCGGTCTTCCTCCTGCCAGCAGTCGCAGTTGGAGATCAGCCAGGAGACTAGTTCTTTCTTCTGCATATCATCCTCGCTTTCATTGTTGACAGGCGGAACAACTTCTTCGTTCAGGGGCTTGTATGAAACTTCCCTGGACACCTCTACCGGAGCCTCATTAGCAAGCTCCACGGTGCTCTTCCTGAGATCGGTCTTGTAGGGTATCTTCCAGGTCTTACCGTGAACCTCATACACGACGTACTTGTCGAACACCTCGACTACATAGGTGGTCGGGTAGTACTCTGTAATACCAGACATACCCATGCCATTGCCGAACCTCTTCTCAATGGCATCAGCTAGCAGTCTACGCAGTTGAGAGTGTCCCAGTGCGGCTGCATTATGAACTCCGCAGCCGTCATCAATACAGCAAGCACCTATCTGGTCGGGCAGGATAGCCACATGGTCTGGCCTGTAGTTCTTCCCGATGTAAGTGTAGGGCTTACCATTGAACACGGCACCGTCAGGAGCAGGCTGGCCGTCCAGTGCCAGACCGGTTGACAACTCCATAGGAGTGCCGCTCTCCAGAGCTTCTAGAACTCTGTTGTCAACCTGTGCTACAGACTTGTAGTCGAACCAACCCTCACAGGTCAGCTTCTCGTTGAACTTGGTACGGAGTATGATGCCGATACCCTGCTTGTCCAGAATGTATGGGTCTCTGGCAGACACGGGTTGGCCGTTTACGACTGGATGGTATACCACTATGGGCATACCGTTCCACACAGAAGGGTCTTTCGACAACTCCTCGGCAGGATACAGTATCGGACCCTGGCTCCCAGAGAGAACACCGGGTACAATAAGGGTCATGGGGGCGACCAGATACTCTCGGCCATTCAGCACCGACTTTCTGATCTTGCCGGTTATGTTGGCAACAATCTGCTCTATGGCCATGACCAACCCTCACGGGCTTCAGCGAATGGAAAACCGAACAGCCAAAGAATATACCAAGATGATCAGTCTAGGTATCCCGTGAGAGTATCTCTTTCAAATCTTAGCCCTTTAAGCTAGTCCTCACCAGGGTCAAGTAGCAGCCGAACGTGCCTGTAGTGGATCTTGCGATGCTTTAACTCGCAGACTATGTCCTGTCCTCTAGGCCGGAGAACCTTGCGTATGTGGCAGATGTGTACCCGGATTGCGGCCATGTCTACCATAGGATCTGACAGGCAGGCGTGTAGTTCCTTCCTGCTGTGCGGCAACCCATCAGATAACACATCCAGCATCTTTATCTGAATAGGTTGCAGAGGATTCTTCTTTCTCATGGTGTCCCCTTACTCCGCAGAGCCGCTGCTAGCGGTACTAGTATCAGACTGGAGTCTGGAGTTATCCTTGGGCAACACTATCTCAGATCGAAGTGTACTGGCCCTAGCACGCCCGACGATAGCGGTGGCTTCCTTCTCCGTGTAACCCAGTACCCTGGACAGGAAGTCCTCTGGTGACATAATCTCCATTGCCCTGGAGGTAAGGTACTGTGCCAGAGCCTGAGTCCTCTTGAAAGCAACGGTAGCCTTCTCCTGGTCGGTCTGGCTGGACAGGTCAGGCCAGAACACCGAGAACCCAGCCTTGGGCCTGGCAACAATACCCAGTGAGATGAACCGGTCGATCACGGGTACTATCAGTCTGGGAGTTAAGTACTGTCTCTGTCGGCCCCTCACCTTATCATCCCAGTCAGCCTCGTCCTGAGAAGACGCCAACTCGCCCCGCTCGCTACCCATGAATATCCTGATAGGTGCTCCCATCTTCACACACACCGCACCAATCTGAACCATGATCTGTGGCGTAGGGTCCACCACCATAGGTGCCAGGGACTTGGCGCTCATACCAATCAAAGCCAGGAATCTTTGGAGACCATTCATATAGTTCTCCATCATGTCCTCGGTAGCCTCGACATTGATCTGCACGTCACCGCCTAACTGTGGATGAGTTTCGATAGATAGACCAGGGAAGGCACCCTTGTAGTACATCTCTGCACTAGAGGCATACAGCTTCCTCAAGTCTAGCAGACGATTAAGAACCGGTCGCATCCTGGGTACGCCGAACACCTCGGATGATGACAGATTGTCAGCTATGTGGACGATGCGGTGCCAGTGGACGTTAATGGTACTGCTAGGAGCAGGGAAGCCACCGACAGCCTGATCCCTGGGATCGAACAAGTTGATGGAGTACCGCTTGGGCATACCGAACCTCATGGATGAAGGTGAAGCCTCGTACTCCTGCACCTTACACATGTACTCCGGGAAAGCTTTCAGATACAACAACCTCCTCTTGGGAGGCTCTGGTAACTGATTCACAGAGAAGTACTGTCCACCAGACGTTGCTATCAGATTGGGGTTCAGAGTACTAACACCCTCATCGGGGAAGCCTTCCACTGGCTGGTCTAGTGTCCTACCATCGTTGATACCCAGCAGCAAGCCACCGTAACAGCCGATGCCGCTTAGTACGTCGATACGCCTCATGTACTCAACTAATGCGGAACCCTGCTCACCCGTGTAGTAGCTGAATTCCGGTCTTAGCTGGGCGCTGATCATATCCAGATCTTGCTCGAACTGCGTCTTCTCTGATGTATCTTCCAGTTCATATATCTCCGGTTGGAACTGCCAGCAGTAGCTAGGGTACATCTCAACCACCCTAGCCGCGATCGGTTCCCTCTCATACAGAACCTGATACTGCTCCGGGTTGATGTATGAACTCTCGGAAGGGTATCCACACTCGTCATCCAAGTTCCTCCTGGGGTCAAAGAACCTTGACAAGAACTCCTGCCTGGACGCCAGTACGTTGCTAACCACCTCCGTAAAGTGCTGTAGCTCCGCGTTGTTCAACTTGGTCGCCCCGTTGGCCTGGGCCTTGCTGCCGTTCCTTACCGGATTGGCATTCACTGTCTTCCTTCTAGCCATGTTACTACTCTCTTCCAGTAAAAGTTACCTAGCTATCAACCGTCGCCTACTCCTCACAGAAGTCATGGCACCGGCGGGTGTGGACTTACTCCTGTGCAGCAAGCCGTGTATCGCCAGTACCAGTGAGTCCGACTCGTCTGGGCTGCACCCTAGAATCTGAATCAGACTCTTTTCACCCCTAGTATTCTTCTTACTCTTTGGTAGCATCAACATCCTACCCTCGTCGTCATACAGTAGAGGCATCAGCGACAGTTGCCTGCGTAGCTCCCTGAACTTGGCCGGTATAGCAAATCCTGACCAGTCGGGTATCTGACTGTTGTGGAATCCTAGCTCCATGGATATGTCGAAGTCGTCACCTGGATCTAGTAGCCTGCGGAACTCACCATACATCTGTGACCTGCGATTCTTATAGGCGTACCTCTCCTCCTTCTGTTCAACTTTCTCCTTGTGAGGAACCCTGGCGGTTCCCTTCTTAACCTCCTGAGTTACCGGCTCACCAAAGGCAACGGTCCTGACCATGAAACCTCGGCTCCTCAACTGATCTGCTATTTGCTTACCACCACCACCACGATCCAGTACCACGTTCTCTGGCGACACGTCGTGCCTACGCATGGTGTCGATAAGTATACCAGCCACCTTACTAGTATCCGGAATCTTTATAGCTGTCTGTTCCATCAGACCGAACTCGTCTATCACCGACACTGCTGTCTTGTCACCACCCTCTGCCGGGTCAGCACCTATGCTCTTGGCTTGTCTGCGTACATGAACGCCCCTTAGTAGCCTTGCCAGACGCTCTGCACGATTCAGCCACTCCGGCGGATACATCAGAATCTCAGCACCTTCCCAGAACTCTGCGTCCAGACCCACCGACTGCATCACCTTGTCCCAGGTCTTCCTACGCTTCTGGTACTCCTTCCATGACAAGACACCTGGAATGACAAGCTCCCCGGTTGGTATAATACCCTGTTCTATCTGCCTAAGAGCCTTCCTGACATTAGGACTATCCTCTGCTTTTATCTTGATAACCTTGCGGTAGTGGCCAGAAATGTCGCTACGAGATCCAGGTCGATGAGCGTTCTGATGCGTACTAGTATCAGGTAGGCTCATATCTAGATCTCCACATAGTTAGGTCGTCGGTGCTTCTTGGGTTTATGCTTGATATCTCCTCCCTTAACACCGTTGAAGAAGAAGTTGTTACAAGGATATGGGTTGCCAATCACCAGCTTCCTATCAGCCCAGGTATCTGCTCTCTTATAAGACACGTCATCAACACCAGATGCCTCGTCTGCTACGTACAGGGTTCTGGGAATACCGTCTTCTGTGATACCTCCCTCCACTGAATCCTCTGTTACGTGGTGACCCAGCATTCCCTCACCCTTCTTAGACACCTTAGCCATGATGTAGCTCAAGCCACACATCTGAAAGTCCTTCGGACCCTTACTACCCTCTGGGTGTATAGCCTTTCTTATGTGCATGTCGTTCACGATCAAGGGTCCGCCCTTTGTGTGGTACAGATTGTACCTGGAAGTCTGAATAAAGTTCCTAATCTCACCCCACAGCACTGCTTCTAACTGACTGTAGTCGGCAGAGGTGGTTACGATCCTGCAAGGGGTTCTAGAGATGAAGAACCATAGTATGATGAATGCCGACACAAAGTCCTTGCCGAGCATGTTGCCAGCCACCACGAAGGTTTCATCATTATCCCTAACCGAGTAGATGATGTCCTTCTGCTCCCTGTAGAACTTCAGGTTGGGCCACAGCATCTTGCCAAACTTTAATGGGTCTATGATTTTGGTCATGGCTACGCCCTTTTCTCTGGAGGAGAGGGTTCTAAATTAATAGAGGATATTGCTTATTAGTTTACTAGCCTACTAATTTATGGAGTCATTATTTTGCTCTAGTGCTGACTCCAGTGCATCACGCCAGTTAGAATACAACGCCGCCATGTAGGCAACCTGGGAGACTTCAGTGTTGGTTAATTCGTGGTAGGCAAACCTTTGTATCAGGCTAGTGTCTACTGGTGGGCATACTTCTGGAGGGAGAGGTAACTCGCTATTATTCATCTCGAACAGGCGTATAAACCTGGCTGGCGAGTAGGGGCTGCATGGTTTCCAGGCTGGCATTGGTTAGTCCTCCTCTGAATCAGTATAGTCTTCTTCTTTCATGATTCCGGTATTGGTTGGCTCGTCTCGCTCAACCTCTTCTGTATCTATGATCTCACCCTTGCTTCCTAGCCGAGGTAGGTCTGCGTTGATCAGCTTCTCAACCTCATCCTCTTCGTCAGGTTGGTCACGCATGTCCTTGGCCAGGTCGCCCCAGTTTATCACCACCACGTTGCCGGTGTTGCCAACGTCTTTGAAGGCACCTATTACCTTGAGACGCATCTCGATACAGCGGCCAATCTGTTCCAGGAACCTGGGGTCGCCAGCGTTACTACGGAGTGATTCGTTCTCCACAACCTTTATCGGAGTCATCTGGTGGGCGGCCTTCTTATGGCCACCCGCTCTGGTACCGACTGGTTTCCGCATAAGCTCGGTCTTGGTGTACTTGGTTACAGTGTCCTGGGTACTCTTCTGCCAGGCTTGCCAGGCCACGGCTTCCAGCTCGTCTAAGCGTGCTAACTCTAGTGACTTCTTCTCGTCAAAGTTCTGGAGGGAAGATTGCAACCAGGCTTCACGCACCACTCTAAGGTCGTTGGCTATGGTTTTTAGAGAGCATTCGAGCTTCTGTGATATCTCTAGCTGGGTCAAGCCTTTCAAGTAGTACTTGGCTACCTGATCCCGGCGTTGTAGCCTAAAAGCCCTCTGTTGCCTGCCGTTGCGTTTGCTATCTTTGTGAGTGGACATGGTTGTAAGTCTCCTGAACCGGTGTTTCTAGCCCTGATTCTGAGGGAGTATAGTAGGGAGACTAGTTCTGAGTACATCCCAACTGGTGTCCTGGTCGACTTTTGGGGGCTTAGGAAAGTTGTGTCGGATACAGAGTTTAGCCTCTTGACCTGATTCCGGGGCTTAGGAAAATTGTCCGGGATAGGGAGGTTGAGTGTCTCATGGAGTTTTAGGGCCATGTAAATTTTATCCCGGATCGGGAGGTTCCCCCCACGTCGCGGCATGAATGCCCCCTACACGCAAGGCACCAGGGGGGAGGGCTTGGGTGCTCCAGTGCTACGCGTGTGTGGTGCTTGGGAGTACCGGGTTGGGAGTACCAAGTGCTGGTTCTCGGGTTGCACCACCCACTCCCCACTCGCACGTCCCCACTGTCCAGCACCAAACAGCACTGCCAAACACCGAGTCCAGAGCACTGGCTCCTGACTTGCAACCCGGTACTTGCAAGTACCAGCGATGACACTCCCAAGCACCAAGCACTGGCTCCCGAACAGGCACTTGGCACTGCCAAGCCAGCACTTGCAAGAGCCAACCCGCAACTCGCAACCCGCAAGTCCCAAGCCAGTACTTGCAAGCACCAACTGGCAAGTCCCAAGCACACACTTGCAACCTGCAAGCCAGCACTTGCCAGTGCCAACGTGCAAGCCGCAAGCACCAGTGCCAAGTGCCAAGCACCCCCTTGCAAGCTGCACGTTGCAAGCACCAAGCACCCAGTCCCAAGCGTCAGCGATGACACTTGCAAGCCCCAAGCGTCATAACGACGCTTGCAAGCCCCAAGCACGGACTGCCAAGCACTCTTGCAAGCAGGCATATGGATCGCCTGCGCGGAGTGGTTTGTCGCGCGTTGGATCGCGGGCTAGCTTGGGGCTTGCATGGAGCGCGGACGCGCGGATGGCGCGCCCGGCCGCGCGTTGCCCCGCGCGCATAATGCGGGCGCGGCAACGGGCCGAAAAATTTTTGCGCAAAAATTTGCGCAAATGCTTGACAAAAAAAAATTTTTTGGTATAATGGATCACAGGCGAGGAAAAAACCCGCCGCTGGCAGCCCCACCCACCTGTGGGGCACACAAGCACGAGGCGGTGTTACTAACACCCCCACCACGAGGCACCAGTACCATGACCCAGCACCCCAGCACCACACGCACCACCAGCACCACACCCGATGAGTGGCACGACCTGCTGCTTGCACAGCTGCCAGGCTGCACGTACAGTGCACCCATGTACGACCCTGACACCAACACCGACGTGAGGGGCTACACCTGTGCACACAACGGCACGTGGGTAGTAGCCACCCTGGTCAGCTGCCGTGACACCGGCTTGACACGGCTGTACATGGCCGTTGGTGATGAGCAGCAGTGTGAGGTGCCCTGCGTTGAGGCACTGGCACCCAGGTTGTGCAACTGAGCACCCGTACACCCTACACCCCCTACCGTGAGGCATGACCATGACGAACCGTACCAGCACCCCCAGCACCAACACCACCAGCGTACTACACCGACTGTGGCATGAGGTGTACTACCTGCCGACACGACTGCTGCACAGGGTACGCACCCTGCTGCGTAGGCTGTGACACACAACCCCAACCCGTACACGATGAGCACACTACACCCCCAACCCATGAGGCGTACCATGAGCGACACGACCACCACCCTGACCATCACCCAAGCCCACTTGGCTGTGCTACAGGCAGCCGACCGCACCAACCTGCGTGTCACCAACACCACCGACCTGCCCAACGCCACCGTACACCACACCACCGCCAAGGCACTTGCCAAGTGTGGGTACGTGCTGGTTGAGGTGCAACCCACGGTCAAGCGTGGTGAGCACCTGGCGTACCTGTGCCTGAGTAGCACAGGCCGTGACCTGCTGCGTGGCGTAGTAGCAGGCACCGTCACCGTCAAGCAGCCTGCCCCCAAGGCGTGGGGCAGCAAGGCCACCAACACCCCAAGCGTCACCGTCACCACCAACACGACCATCAACACCCCAACCACCGAGGCGAACATGACCAGCACGACCACGACCACGACGAACAGCACCAGCACCAACGAGTACCCCGCTTCGACACTGCCCCGTTGCACCGGTTGTAACATGCAGTGCAACCCAGCGTACCTGAACAGCGGGTACTGCCGCAAGGCTGGCTGTGAGGTCAAGCGGCGTCAGGCACTGGTGGGCAAGCCAGTGGCAGCCACACCGGCACCAGTCGCCCCCCCTGTGGCACCGAGTGTTAGTAACACCCCAGCACCGGTACCGGCACCTGTGCAGCCCAAGCCACAGCCCGTACAGCCCGTACAGCCGCTGGTCACCCCTGCCGAGGTGAAGGCGGTCACCCCAGTGAAGGTGCCCATCAGCGAGGTGCGGCCAGTGGTGGTGTCCAACAAGCCGGTCAGCACACAGCCCACACCAGCACCGGTAGCGACACCGGCTGTGGCACCAGTGGCCACAGTGGCTAGCCCACTGCTGACGGTCGAGGCGGTCAAGGCCCACCTGGCAGCAGCCAAGGCACTGCCCAAGCGGGCCGACAGGGCAGCGGCAGCGTACGTGCTGCTCAAGGCAGGCATGGCACTGCTCGACACCGTCACCGTGCAGTCGGGTGATGCACTCGACCACTTGCGAGCCGTGAGTCGTGACCTGGCAGCGTGGCTGCCGAGTGAGGGTACTGCCCCTGCCACACCGGCACCGGCACCCAAGGCAGCACCTGTACCAGCACCGGTACAGCAGCCCACACAACCCAAGCCAGCACCAGCTACCCCAACACCGGCACCAGTGGCCAAGCCAGCACCCAAGGCGGTTGACCACAGGGCCACAGTGCAGGCAGCCATCGACGAGGGCACACTGGGTGCCTTGGCCAAGGCGTGCAAGGCAGTGGGGCTGTCGGTTGACAACCGTGACGGTGGGGTGATGCGACGGGCACTGCGTGAGTGGCTGGCACAGGGTACCACCCCTGCCACATCGGCTGTGCAGGTCGAGTCGCTGCCGGTGGTCGAGGTGCTTGAGGTGGTACAGCAGCCAGCTACACCGGCACCGGTGGCACAGGTGGTCAAGCCACAGGCACCCAAGGTCGAGTACACCCCCCAACAGCAGGCCGATGACAAGCGGTGTGCCAAGGCGGTGGGGTTGAGTGTGGTGCACTACCGGTGCCTGAGGGCACTGGCTGGCAAGCGGCCACTGACCTACCGTGGCATCGAGGCACACACCGGGTACTACAACCAGCTGACGGCTGTGATGCGTCAGGGCAAGCCCGATAGCCTGTGCACCTTGGGGCTGGCCACCGAGTGTGAGGGTAGCGTTGACAACCCAGGTGTGATCACCTTCACCATCACAGCCAAGGGCACCGAGTACCTGGCCAAGGCACAGGCCAGCAAGTGAGGCACCGTACACAGTCGCCCAGTATCACCCACTACCCCCAACCCCTGACCCCATGAGGTGACGACATGGCCAAGCACTACGAACCCAGCACCAGCAACAGCACCACACCCCGAACGTACAGGGTGTCATACACCCGACCGATACCCGGTGTGCCCAACTCACTGGTCCACTCTACGCTGTACCAAGGCAACAGGCAGGTAGTAATACCAGTGTACAACGACACCGTACAACACTACCGAAGCAACCCGACGGCAGGTGTGGTAGTGACACTCGAAGTGGTGGCACCTGCTGATGAGGCGTGCACAGTTACCCGATGGCAGTGCACACCAGCCAAGCAACACGAACTGCAAGCGATGGCTTGCAAGTAGTGAGCGAGCGACGCCCAACCATCGCCCCTAACCCGTACCCCAACCAGGAGACCATAGCTCAGTGGCGTAACGGTAGCCGAGTACCGACACAGGGTCACGCCCTTGACTCCTGTGTTTGGCACGGTATGAAGTTGGGGTGGCAGTCTTGATGAGTAGGGGTGGTGTGATAACGACACTGCCCCTCCATATGTTCACCACACTACCCACCTCCACGTTGGGGTGAACGGGCAACAGTCCCATGTCGGGGCTGGCATAGGGTAGTACCGGAGTCACTCATGTTGAGTGGCCCACAGTTGGGGCATGACCCCAGGAGTCTACAATGGTGAAGTCCAGCACGGCGGCGACGGTCAGCACGGTCAAGGCGAAGGTCCAGGTCGGCATGAACCTGATCGTGGTCGGGTCCAAGCCAGAGGCCAAGGCCAAGGGTGGCAAGGGCAAGGCGAAGGCCGACGACAACGGGCACAAGAAGACGGAGTGCCCGGTGACTGAAGAGCAGTTCATCGAGTTGGCCAAGTACGTGTCGGTCACGGTCAACGGCCAGCCCCTTGAGGCTGACCCGAAGATGTTCAGCACCGGCTCCTTCGGCTGGTACGTGAACGGCAAGGTCAACGTCGAGGTGCGTGGTACGGAGATCATCAAGCCCAAGTCCAAGTCCGAGCCGGGTGCCAAGGATCCTGCCTACGTGTGCCCAGTCACGGCTGACGACTTCATCGAGTACCCCTGCCAGGTGGTGGTGGTCATCGGCAGCGACGTGATCGAGGGTACACTCAAGATCTTCAGCACCGGCAGCTTCGGTTGGAACGTCAACGGCAAGGCCAAGGTCAAGGTTGGTGAGCACACCGTCAAGGTCCAGGTCGGTGGCAACCTGATCATGGTGGGTAGCAAGCCGGTTGACGAGTAACCACCAGCAAGCAGAGTGAGGGGTGAGTCGCCCACCCCTCTGTCATCCATCGCCCTAACCCCTACAACTGAGGTGCATGATGAACGAGCAACGACGGTGGCTGATGTCTGTCTACATACCGTACCATGTGGCCAACGTGACAAATGGTAGACAACCAAACAAAGTAGAGCTTGACTGGTTGAGTGAGTGTCTTGACGACTTCGTGTTCGTGACTGGCCGCATGCCAGTAACAGCATCAGAGTTAGCCCTCGATCTTGTACTGGTGTCCGCTGAATACTAACTGGTTCTTGACTAGCACGACCCATACCAACAGAGGTGTATCCATGACTACGGTTCATTCGTTCTACGTGACGTGGCTCTACGTGGCCAACCCGCGCCGTTACGAGTACACAGACCTAGAGAGTGCCCAGTACTGGCACGACCAGTACACGAACAGCACCCAACGAACAGCTGTCACTCCTATCCAAACCAGCGAGGTGTTGGTTACCATGGGGGAACTGAGCGAGTGGCACAAGAAGGCAGACTCACTGGCACGTAAGCTACTAGGTGCTGACGAGTGCCTACCAGACAGCTACACTCTGTACAATCTGGTACCTGATGAAGAGCGTATCCGGTTCTTCACTGCTCTACGCAAGTACATCGACGGGGTGTACGCCAGGCGAGCCAAGCGATCAGCAGCCAACCCGTTCTTCGACTACAAGCAGTACGTCGAGTACGTGAGGGAACACAAGAGCATGAACAGGATGTCCGTGTTACGCAAGTACTTCAAGCCACTGGGTTTGCGTGTAATGCAGGTACTGGGAGACATGACCGGCTGCAAGCCGTCGGCCATGAACGGCAACGCCAAGGGATTCAGCGTCAAGTACAAGGTGTCCGAGTGTGAGGGCATTGAGGAGTCAGCACTGGTAGCAAGAGACGCCCTGCTTGACCTGCCAGAATCCAACCTGAAGGTGGAGGTGAATGTCACCCAGCAGTCCGGGTTCTCCCCTACCTACGTCACCGTGTCGGTCAGCACCTACTAGAGAGCAACGCCTATGCCCTACTGTTAACCAGTCGCCCACCTCTCGCCCTATACCCTAGTCCTAACCAACGTACGGAGTGAACGATGTCTACCAACCGCATCTACAGCAGCAACGAGTCCAACCTCTCCCGCATCGACGCCACCCTCGACATGTACCTGGGTGCCATGTTCAGTGGTTTCCTCCAGAGAGCTGACCGCCAGGTGATAGCCGATGCCTGGCAGTTCTTGATGAGCACGATCTCTGCACTGCTCGCCCTACCAGCCATGTCCTACTACCGGCAACAGCGGGAGGCGGTCGATGCCCGACGCAACGAGATGCTCAGTCGATCCATGCCATCGGGTCTGTGCAGCATCGAGTCGTATGACCCTGGCACAGAGCCACCAGTCACTACCCCAGAGGTACTGCGTGAAGTGGTGCTTGTCATCCAGTCGGTGAACGGGGTTACCGAGCCGGTCGAAGAGCAGCCAGTTGTTGAAGAACAACCCGTCGTCGGGCAGGTTGCTACTACCCCAATCGAGCAGGCAGAGCAGCCCAACTATGAGGGAGATCTCTACTACCGGGTGAAGCAGGGCAAGAGGTTCAGGTACATCCCAGTTGGTAAGCAGCCTACGTTCAAGGTTACAGAGGGTGACGACGGCGAGCGTTTCATCAAGAAGGGGAGCAAGTACATCAGTGTGGTGTGGTCCCGTAAGTAACCCCTAACCAACGACGTAACGACGCAACCCATTACCAGTACAGGAGTTATAACATGGCACGTAAGACACGATACTATCTCTCTGGCTACCGACACGGCAAGTTCGTGGGCCAGACCTACCGTAACCTCCGTGACTTGAAGGCAGCGTACCACAACAACCAACTGGATGCTGCCGAACTGGTCGGCTACAACATGGATGAGGGCAAGGTCCGACAGGTCTTACCCTTGGCGGGTAAGGTCAAGCAGGTGTTCCCGAAGAGCAAGTAACCCAACCCTAGTCGCCCTATACCCATCGCCCTTCACAGGAGCTAGACATGCAGTACGACAACAGCATCGAGTCCACCCGCGAGCCGATGAGCATTCACCGTACCCACACCAGGACTGGTAGCTCACGCAACGACAGCCGACAGCGAGTCAAGCTGATGAGTGACCGACGCAAGGCACGGCGATTCAAGATCGCCCAGCGTATCGAGCAGTTGACCTACCCGTCGTAACCAGTCCTAACCTGGGGCTATCGCCCGGCCCCCCTCTCTGGAGAGTAATACCATGCTCTTGACAATCGTACTGGCTGTGCTGGTCACACTGCTTGGACTAGCAGCACTGACCGTAATAGTGGTAGAGATGGACAACGACATCTATGAGGGAGGAGAGTAATGGGTGAGCAGTACAACTACCGTATCGCCTGGACGTTCAGCAAGGGATACTACCCCCAGTGGCACGACGGTAGCAAGTGGGTGGACCTAATAGGCAAGGGTAGTGGTGAGCAGGACGCTAGACTGACGTGCAAACTAGCTGCAAGGATGGCAGAAGAAGAGTGTCGCCTTGATCCCATAGTACACAAACCGGAGGATGAGCGATGAGCAAGACCAACCGTGACCTGATGCACTACGAGAACCGGAACCGTAGTGATGTAGAGAACAGGGTACGAGAACAGTACTACACACCGGTTCATGAGTGGATGTTGGAGCACGTCGAGGACTGGAGTGAGTACGCCATTAGTCTGGATCGTAGTGGCTACGACGACCTGTTCTACTATACCAACTCGTTCAGGTTCTGCAAGCAACGGCTGCCTAACGACAAGGCAGAGCTTGACCAGTTCATCAACACCGACCCCGAGTAAGTAGCTAGTGATGTACGACACCTCCATACAAGAATGGATCATTACTGTAATGCCTCAGTTCCTCACCGACATAGGTGACTTGTTCGACGGTGACGCATACGATCTTGTAGAGGGGTACTACAACGGCGTGCGTCATTTCAAGATGGTGCACGGTAGACTACCAACCGACGGCTACGAATACCTTAGCTGGCTAGACTTCTATACTGGAGACGTGCTATGAAAGACCAAGAGTTCCTTGTGAGTCTGTACATGATCGTCAACACGATGGCCATGATCTCCATAATGATCATCGTAACCATGCTGTGGTGGAAGATCAGTGACCTGGAGCGTAAGGTCAGGGCGTCAGAGTTGATGCCTCCGGCAAGGGTAGTTCCTGAAGAGGAACCAAAGGCTGAGGCACCACTACCCAAGGTTCAGCCCAAGGACATAGACGAAGACACCTTCTAGGGGTAGTAATGGACCACTACACACCTGGCATAGCCAAGTGGATTAGCAGAGTACTTGTGCCGTACTACCGAGAGACCTATGGCTGGTCTACACACGGTACCAACCAACAGATAGTGAACGACAAGATGGCCGACGTTCACCGGTTCGTTCGCTTGATGAAGCGGCTGCCGATCAGCGGTCAAGAGTTCGACCAGTTCCAGCAGGTAAACTGAGGTTCTATGAATGATAGCAACAGTATGAACAACAAGCAATCACGATGGAGGTAGCAATGTTCCTAATACAACACAGGTTAAGCAAGCGTTACCGCTGCCTCAGTGAGTATGAGACTGTAGAGGAGGGAGCCTACACCATGTTCATGGACTGTGTTAGGGTATTTTCCTCCAGAGAACTAGCGGAGCGGCACGCTTGTCCACACAACGACGAGGTGCTTGCTATTGAAGACGTGTTAGATGAGAACGTGGACGACAGTTGAACCCGAGGAGACTAGAGATGGGCAAGGACTGCTACGTAGAGTAGATCAGTAAGTAACCTAACTCCGGGGTATCGCCCACCCCGGTTCTCTGGAGGATAGTACCATGTGTGACAACGATGGAGGCGATTAGTAGTGCACATCATAACAGGATGGTTGACCCGAAATAGGGAACCCAATCGCAAGGCCGAGAGGCTATACCTGTGCAGGGCAGGACACTATTGGTGGAGTGTCTACAGTAACAACGAACGCTTGGCAAGGTTCCGTACCATACGTGAGGCAGAGCTGGCACTAGAATACACACACTGGATAGGGTACTTAAGTGGCTGTGACGTGTGTGACCGTAGAGTAGAGAAGGTGAGTTGATTGATTAGGAGAGTAAACAGGAGTGCAATCATGTTCCAGATATGGACGGTGGTCATGAGTGAGTCTGACAATCAGTGGTACGTGGACGATGGGCGTATGCTCATCGGTCCCTTCGATAACCAGGACGAGGCAATAGAGTCGGGTATGTTCATGTATCCGCACCCTCAAGACTTCAACAAGAACCTACAGTAAAGGAGCAACAGAGAATGGGCACGACTACGATCAGAGCATACCACGTTGAAGACTGGAACAATGCCGGTCTGAAGAGCATCTGTGAACTAGCAGATGACTTTGAGTTCCGTAACCAACAGTACGAGTACGGTTCCCTTAGTGGAGAGTGGTTCGTCGGTGATGAGGAATCATTGACTATCTACTGGGGTACGTTCGGTAACGACCACTGCGTAGGCTATACGGGTAGCACCTTCGCTACCATCTACGAGACGAGAGCCGAGTACGACGATGACCTGAGATGCTGGGAGGAACAAGAAGAGTTCCTTGAAGAGGAGTATGACCACGACGGCACCGACTCCTTCGTGGACGGTGATTACGAGTTCGACCTGGATGAGTACTAAGGGAGATATGACATGCCAGTATCAGTGATGACAAAGGCCGAGGTGAAGGAGATGATCACCCGGTTGAAGAACGTGGGGTGCAAGGCCAACCATGATCAGGAGGCGGGTACGGTCCGGTGCTTCGACAACGGCACCCTGGTCTACTCAGCACTGGAGAAGGGTAGGGGTGGGCTGTGGATCTGCATGTACTACGACAGTGCCAGGATCAGCTGGTCCAACCCTTGCCTTACTAAAGAGCGTGAGGCACAGGCCAAGGAGAACCAATCTAGGGAAAACGCCAGGCCACCACGCAAGAATAGTCAGCAGACTGCCTCACCCTGGAAACATCCGGGAACCAACGGCGTTGTTGATGAGCACAGCTCTCATGATAGTGAGGAGCAAGGCCCAAACGAAGACGAAGACGTTATCACACCACCCGACATCGACTTCTAGGAGAGTTCAATGTCAACCAGAGACTACGACCCCACCAGGACCATAACCAACAACCTGTACTTCATAGTGGAAGTGAAGCCGGGTCAGTGGGCCAATGAGTTGGAGATGAACCACGAAGCGTACGAAGAGATACTCACCACCGTCCGGTCGTGGAATGAGAACCAACAGGACATAGCCTCATGGTTCTGTGCCTACCACAACCGGATGAGACTGAGTGGCATCGAGGTGGCACCTGAGCGCAAGCCTACCTTCTTTCCCGAGCACTGGAGAATTGTGTGATGATCACTGTAAAGGAACTGATCGAGCATCTGCAGAAGTACCCACAGGACACGGTCATCGGGGTTATGTACAGGCTACACTCTGACTACGAGCCTATGGAGTTACAAGAGATAGAGTTCTACGGTAAGGCTGAGAGGGATAGTGATTCTAACTACCCTAGATACTCCCGACCAGAACGGTACGTACTCCGCAATGGTCGCATCATGGAGTATGATCCCCTCACCTGGCCCAAGGATGAGGAGCCACAGTTCATACCACTACTAATCTTCCCCGGCAATTGATTTTGACTACCGGAATCGCCGCCGCCCCTTGATTTCTACTCTAGAAAGGAGTATTTTAGTGGTGGACGGCGGCTGTTGGGATGGAGGAAAGAGTGGAGTTTTAAGATGAAAGAGCTAACAGAGTATCAGAAGAGAGATGTTGTACTCAAGAGACTAGGCTTCCCATCATACTGGTCCTACCTGATGAGTGACTTGTGGTCAACCATCAGAACCAGGGTACTAGTATTGAAGGGTACAGAGTGTAGGTGCTGTCTTAACAGGGCCAGTGAGATACACCATACCTCTTACTCCAGAGAAGTGTTGGTCGGCATGGACCTGGAGCCACTGATACCTCTGTGTAAAAGCTGTCACTACAAGGTTGAGTTTGACAGTAGAGATAGAAAGCGTAGCTTCTGGGCAGCACAGGGAAGGCTTACCAGTATGCTACGCATCAAGATGTACACCGACCCAAAGAGTCCCATGTACAAACCGAAGCACAAGCGTAAGAAGTACAACCCAACTAGACGCAAGTATAGGAGAACCTAAATGGCACACACCTGTCACGCCGCATGCTGTAACACACCAGTCAAGCCGGAGATGCTCATGTGCAGGAAGCACTGGGCTATGGTTCCTCGGAGGATACAGGGTCTGATCTGGCAGCACTACAGGGATGGACAGTGCGACGACTGGCAGATCAGCCACGAGTACGCGGAGGCTGCAAGGGCTGCGGTCAGGGCGGTGGCTGAGAAGGAGGGGCGTAGTGAGGAAGACATAACCGAGGCGTGTCTGGTATACGAGATGCTTGACCCTGATCGGTATGAAGAGTAACCCCGCTCTGTTATAATTGGGGAGTATTAAACCTAACCAGGGAGAATAGACATGCGACACGACGAGATTCAGATTGGCAAGACCTACAGGGCCAAGGTGAGTGATAAACTCACCACGGTAAGAGTGGACCGTATTGAGCAAGGGTTCCGTGGTAGGGGTTGGCGTTACTACTGTACCAACCTTACCACCAAGAGACAGGTTGTGTTCCGCTCGGCACAGAAGTTCCGTGTAGAGGTACAGCCCTACGGCGGGAGTAACAACACTGGTAGGGTTGGAGTAGAGGTGAAGAAGGTTGAAGCTCCAGACCTTATCACCGTGGTGGATGACCCGTTCGCGGAGGCGAGCGAGGCTACTCTCGATGGGAAGATCAGCGAGGAAGCAAACCCTACCGAAACATCTACAACCCCCTCCGAAGGTGGTGTGCAGTCTGTAGAAGATACGGATGTCGATATCACCGATGAATCTGAGGGTGAGCATAGCCCGGACCCTACCCAACCCTCACAGTACCAGCCATCCTCAACCCCTGTGGTGAGATCGCAGGCGAGTTCTCAGAGTTCACCGTCAACTGGTACGAACGACACCAGCGAGAACTCTGCCGAACCAGGGAGTACGAGATCAACCGGTGGTGGCAAGTCTGGACTATCCGCAATGCTCAGAAGCAAGATCAAAAAGCCCCTCCGAGTTATACCGAATAGTGGGACTGAGCCTACAGTGGTAGCCCATGAACATGATCCCCTTTCCTCCAGAGAACATCGTCGTAGTGGACTACCACCACACCTGATGGTGAAGGCGAGGGCTGGTACTGGTAAGACTACAACTCTGATCGGTGGCTTGGACATGGTGACTGGCGGCATCCCCAAGATCACACCATCAGAGCAACAGGCTCTGGTATGGGATTCTCTGGAGGAGAGTAAGGGTGCCAGGTTCATCTGCATGTGTGCATACAATACGTCTATCGCAAGGGTGTTGAAAGACAGGGTGCCTCAAGGAGTAGAGGCCAAGACTATGCACGGTCTGGGTTACCGGTCGGTACTCAAGTCGATGGGTAAACTGGAGGTGCCCGACGATGACAGACTAGTAACATACCTGATCATGGAGGAACTAACTGGTCTGGACATTAGGGTACTCAGGGAGAAAGACCCAATCCTACCATCGGCTGCGGCAGAGTTGGTACGGCTCTGTAAGGTCACACTCAGTGACCCAACTGAGGATAATCTGGACTACCTGATCGACAGGTACGACGTGGAGGTTGGTACTCATCGTGACAACCTGCTGGAGTTGGTGCCTGACATACTCAAGAAGTGCAAGGATCCGAAGAGTAGGGGTATGATCGACTACTCTGACATGGTCTGGTTGCCTGTCATCCTGGACCTACCAGTGTTCCGATACGACCTGCTCCTGATCGACGAGTTCCAGGACTTGGGCAGGTGCCAACACGCCCTTGCTAGGAAGATGGGTAAGCGGTTGGTCATGTGCGGTGACGACAGGCAGGCTATATATGGTTTCACTGGAGCCGATACTCAGAGCATGGCTCGCATGCTGAAGGAGTTGGATGACACCCCTGCCGGTTGTGTGGAGTTACCCCTCACCGTTACCAGACGGTGTGGCAAGGCCATCGTAGAGGAGGCTAGGCGTATCGTACCAGACTTCTCCTACTTCCCCGACACGCACGAAGGGAAGATCAGTCACGGTAAGTACACCACTCAGCGGTCGAGTAACTACTGGGATCAGGGTGTGCGAGAGATTCCATACGAGGATACTTACTTACCAACAACCAAGGACGGTGACATGGTGTTGTGCAGAACCAACGCACCACTGGTTAACCAGTGCTTCCGCCTTCTCAAGAAGGGTAGGCGAGCCATGATACAAGGGAGGAGGATCGGTGATGACCTTGTCAATCTCGTCAACAGGATGGGTGCTGAGAGTGTGCCTGATTTGATTGGTAAGCTGGACGAGTGGAGGTTCGGTGAGATAACCAAGGAGCAAGCGAAGAAGATGCCTTCAGAGACCCGTATCATGGGCATCAATGACAGGGCTGACTGTGTGATGTGCTTCACCGATGGTCAGTTAACGGTGGAGGGGGTGATCCACAAGATCAAGTCCTTGTTCACAGACGACACCGTCAGTCCTGGCGTCAAGTTCAGTAGTATTCACAAGGCCAAGGGTCTTGAGTCTGAACGGGTGTACTTCCTACAACCAGAGGAGTCACCCTGCCCACACCCCTCGGCCAAGATGGCATGGCAGTTGGAACAGGAGTATAACCTCCTCTATGTTGGCGTCACCAGGGCAATCCATGAACTAACCTATGTGAGCTAACCATGATGACAGCAGAAGACTTGATTGTGTATCTGCAGAAGCTGCCGAAGGGAACGATCATCGGCTGCGTATTCCTACAGTGTTCAGACATATGCCCACTAGAAGAACACATGCTGGAGTTCTTCGACAAGGCGAAGTACGACGAGCAAGCCAGTGAGATAAGAAGGGGGCGTGGCCCCTGGGTTGAGATACCGCAATACATAGTACGCAACGGGCAGATCATGGAGTATAGCATCCACACCTTCCCTCCAGAAGAGATACCACAGTTCGTGTCGGTACTGGTGTTCCCTGGTTACTAGGAGGCTACTATGTTCCTGGTAGTGGCTGACCTTATAGACATGAGAGACCCAAACCGCATACTGTATGAGGTGTTCTTCTGGAGAGAAAGGGAATCATGGTGGAGGTTTACGTTCCATTGGCTGTATCCTCGGCCAAGCCACGTATTCGATAGCCGATACCAAGCAGAGGAGTTCATTAGCCTGTACTACACTACCTCTCCAGAGAGTTTCATAATGGGGTATGGCTGCCACCCTAGCGAGCGTATAGTGAACCTGAGAATTGAAACGGTATTACTACCGTCTGAAAACCAAAGTTGACGTAAACCTTTTAGCCGCATGAATTTCTGAACAAAATTTGTGCGGCTAAAAATTTTGCAGTTGAATCTGGTTAAACCAGTGTTTATAATAGGCGGCAGAGTTTCGCCTATAACCCGAACGACAAGGAGATGATGAGCGGTGAGTTACAGATGTAGGGTGTGCGGCGTATGGGTTCCACATAATAACACGATGAGGGTACATAGGGTATACCGCAGTGTGCCGGGGCTGAAGCACAACGAAACCAGACAGGAGATATCTAGGGAGATACCTGTATGTAGGTTGTGTGATGAAGACCTGCAATCAGTTACCTTAGTGGAATTGTGCCGATTCAGGAGGATGCAGTTAAAGCAGGTTCAGCAAGAGGCTGTTCCTATTGAAGCGACGGACGGCAACGAGCAACGGCTGATTCGTAAGACAACGACCGTCGGACGCCCGACGGCTAAGTGAATCCCTCCAACGACAAGGAGCTATAACAATGGCTACGAAAACCCCCAAGAAGACTAAGGCGTCCGGCAAACTGGTTGACCAGGCAGTAGAGCGTCCGGTTAAGTACCCGGAGGTTGCTATCGAAGAGGCGTGGGGTGCTACCCCAGTCACCGTCGAACATGCTATCTTCCTACTCGGGGCAACCTGGGATGAAGATGAGGTTAAGAAATTCAAGGACCAGTACGGTATCAAGTGGTTAGACCCGTTGTTCAAGGACGCCGACAACAAGCCGGTGTGGTGTCTGAACAACATCAACAACAGGCCGTTCTACCAGAGCAACTTTAGTAACCTTACGCAGACCATCTTGAACAGACGGTGGGCTGGACCTAACGGCATGCACGAAGATGGTTCACCCAACGGTGACAGAGAGACCGTGAACGGCGAGCCTATCCTGATCGGCAAGACGGCACTGGTTCTCAACGGGCAGCACACCCTACCTGCCCTGATCGTGGCAGACCAGTTGCGGCAGAAGCACGCACGGTGGATGGAGTTGTGGGATGGTCAGCCCTGTGTGATAGACAAGCTGATCGTCTACGGGTTGAGCGAGACCGATAGGGTGGTCAACACGATGGACACCTGCAAGGCGCGTTCCATCAGCGACGTGATCTTCCGCTCAGAGTACTTCCGCAACAAGAAGCCAGAGGATCGCAAGGCTGCCGCGAAGATCACCGACATGGCTATCCGATTGTTGTGGCACCGGACCGGCAACGGAGAGCATTCGTTCTCCCCGAGACGTACACACGACGAGGTGTTGAACTTCCTGGAGAAGCACCCCAGGCTCATGCGTTGCGTCAGTCACGTCTATGATGAGAACAGTGACAACTCCATCAAAGAGTATATCAACCTGGGATTCGCCGCCGGTATGATGTATATGATGGCAGCAAGTCAGACCGGTGAGGGTGTCTACCTGGCAGCCGTCAGAGGTGGTGAGGCGAAGGAGGAGTTGATTGACTTCTCTATGTGGGACAAAGCCGTTGAATTTTGGGCCGCGTTCGGCAAGGGTGATGGCGTGTTGAACGTAGCGAGGAAGCTGCTCAAGTTGGTGTCCACTAACAGTGAGAAGCTGGCTATCCTGGTGAAGGCGTGGAGACTGTTCGCCAGTAACCAGAAGATGACCGACGGCTCTGTTAAGCCCAAGTACGACACTGACCCAGAGACCCAGATCAGTACCATCGCTGAGTGCCCGGACCTGGGTGGCATCGACCTTGGCGATCCAAAGGACCAGGGTGACGGGGACGAGCCGCCTCCTGCTAAGGGTCAGCCAACCAAGAAGGAGATCGAGGCTGCCAAGGAACAGGAGATCAAGCGTAGAGAGGAGAACCGTGACAAGCGTAAGGCCAGGAAGGCTGAACCCAACCTTGAACCGGATCAAGGATTTGATCTGGTACCCGAACCGGAACCCACACCTGAACCAGAGTCTAAGCCAGGTAAGAAGAAGCCCGTTCGAGTCGCCACGTAAGAGTTGATCCCGCCCCACCTACCGTGCTCAACAAGGACACGGCGGGTGGGGCTTGTTGTTGTGATAGAAAGGAGGTTGACGTGGCCGTGCACAGTGGCAGGCCGAAGAAGAACAACCTTCATACCAGGAGGTATCCCTGGAAGGAATGGTTTGCAACCACAGAACCCTTCACCATCTATCCAGGTCGCGACTTCAACGGTCGTGGCTATACGATGGCACAGCAGATACGTAACAACGCCTCTGCAAGAAGGTACGCCATGGAGGTTAGAGTGGTCGTCAACGAGGACGAGTCGGTAACCGTAACCGTACTAGGGAAAAGGAAGCGATAGCGCTCTCTGAAGGAGGAAGCGATAGCACTCTCAATAAGAGGAGGAAATGATGCCTAAGATAGTAGGCAGATCCAAGGTATGGATGGGTATTGATCCGGGATTAAGTGGCGGCATAGCCATGCTACACGAAGGTATCCTGACTTCGGTACCCATGCCCCAGACCGAGCGTGACTTACTAGAGGTAATCAACGCATACCCTGGTAGTCAGATAGTGGCGGTTGTCGAGTTGGTCCACGCCATGCCGCTAAACGGTAGCATCTCGGCGTTCAAGCTAGGCATGAACTATGGCTCTATCAGGATGGCGTTAGTGGCCAGTCGTGCTAGGTTTGAGACCGTGTCACCGATGAAGTGGCAGAAGGCACTGGGTCTACCGACCAAGAAGAAGACCGAGTCTAAGTCTGTGTTCAAGGGCAGGCTGAAAGCCAAGGCACAGGAGTTGTGGCCTGACGAGAGGGTGACCCTGGCTACATCAGACGCTTTGTTGCTCCTTGAGTATTGTCTTAGAGTCAACAACGGAAAGGAGGAGTGAGTGCCACCCATAAACCTGACACCGTATGAGTTGCACAAGAAGAAGTGGGCCGGTGGATGCGGCTCTGATTACTGTGACAGGGCACGGAAGCTAGTGTTCGCAAGGGGTACGATACCGGCGGACCTGCTGTTCATAGGTGAGGCACCGGGCGAAAGCGAGGATGGTGCGGGCAGGCCGTTCGTGGGTCCGGCTGGTAAACTACTGGATTATATGATCTACCAGGCGATACCCCATTGCCGAGTAAAAGATCATGACACGGGTATCGACCAAATGGTTCCAGAGATACCCTACGCCATGACCAACCTAGTCTGCTGCATACCAAAGGAGGTTGACCCCGATACAGGTAGGAGGGGTAAGGTATCCGAGCCGTGCCCCGACCAGATCGGTTGCTGCAAGGAGCGACTGTCAGAGTTCATAGACATCTGTCAGCCCAAGCTGATAGTAGCAGTAGGAGCGGTAGCCAGAGACTATATGCACCAGGGCTATAAGCACAGCGTCAAACTACCGAAGCACATCCACGTTGTTGACATCATCCACCCAGGCTCCTTGTTGAAGTCTGGAGTTAACATAGCCCAGCGTGGGTACGTCATACAGAATTGCGTGGTGGTCATCTGCAACGCAATCGAGGACCATATCTTAGGAGGGTAACGTATGCTGATACTGACGAGAGAGATTGGCCAGGCAATCGTGATCGGTGAGGGTAAAGAGAAGGTGGTGATCAGGGTTGAAGACCTGTACCGCAACGGTGTTAGCATCTCTATCGACGCACCGGAACAGGCTACCATCAGGAAGGGTGAGAGAGCCAAAGGTCAGACCGGCTGTACTATCTGTAGCGAGTTGATTACCAAGGAGAACCACGGGGTGGTGGTTAAGCTGTGTCCTATCTGCAAAGATTGTCTCAATGATATAATGGAGGCGTAATGGACTTTGTTAAGAAGCTGAAGAGTAGCATAGGCTCTGCTGACAGGGTCAGGCCAAAGGCTCGGTCAGGCCCGGTGTGGAAGGGACCGGAGGTTGACGGCATCACCTTCTCCCTGCTCAGCAGATTCATCGTGTGTCGTGAGAGGTTCAGGTTACTGGTTGTAGAGGGTCTGAAGCCAGCGTCAGGGTTCAACCATCGTATCGAGTATGGTCAGATGTGGCACATATGTGAGGAGATGTGGGCACAGGGCTATGAGTGGCAGGGCTATCTAGCAGACTACTGTGGCCAGTTGATGAGGAAGTACCCCACCGACCAGGATAACATTGAACACTGGATGAACGTGTGTTCTACACAGTTCCCACTATATCTGTACTACTGGTCAGAACACCCAGATGTACTACAGCGTACCCCTCTCCTCCAGGAAGAGTCCTTCGGGGTTCCATACCAGTTGCCATCAGGTAAGATCGTTACTCTCCGGGGTAAGTGGGACAGCGTTGACCTGATTGGTAAGGGCAGGAACGCAGCCGTGTACATCCAGGAGAACAAGACGAAGGGTGACGTGCAACCGGAGGCACTTAAGAAGCAACTGCACTTCGACTTGCAGACCATGATGTACATGACCGCCCTATACAACAATCCGAGTCCTGACCTGGCACGACTGGGTCACTACAGACACGCCGACGGTAGAGAGTATCTAATCGGTGGTGTACGTTACAACGTGGTCCGGAGGCCACTCTCTGGAGGGAAAGGTAGTATAGTCAGGGGCAAGGGTACTGCCGGGGCTAAGTGCGGGAAGTGCAAGGGTGAAGGTAAGATGCCCAGCGGTGCCAGGTGCGTAAAGTGTGGTGGGGATGGGCGGATCGGCGGGAAGCCGCCAGAAACTCAGGACGAGTTTTACTCTCGACTCGCCTCTGTTATAATGGAAGAGCCGGACAACTTCTTCATGCGGTGGCGGGTTGAGATTAGCCCTGCCGATGTAAGACGGTTCACCAAGGAGTGCCTAGACCCCATACTGGAGAGCCTGTGCGACTGGTGGGGGTGGCTCCAGGAAACCGAGGACTGCTGGATGAATGCCGGTGGTAGGGGTGCCCACTGGCGGCACCCGTTCGGAGTGTACAACGTACTGGATGAGGGTGGCTCTTCCGAGTTGGATGAGTACCTGCACAGCGGCAGTGAGGCTGGGCTGGAGCGAACCGACAATCTGTTCCCGGAACTTAGTACCTAACAATAGGAGGGCGTATGCCACCTAGCATATCCAAGCAGACACCAAGGCCAGTAGCCAGGACGGGTACTGGTAGGGTGGCCCAGCCACCGAGGGTAGTGCAGGAGGCTTTGTCCGGTTGGCCGTCAGAGGATGAGGGCGTCAAGATGGTGCTGTACGGCTCTCCAGGGAGTGGCAAAACTACCCTCTGGGCGACATTCGAGAAGCCCATACTGGCACTGGTTATCTCCGGTGGTGCCAGACCGGGCGAGTTGAGGAGCATCGACACACCGGAGTTGAGGGAGGTGATCGAACCGAAGGTTATAGTTGACAGTGCCCAGATACCAATGCTTCTGGAGGGTATTCATAACTACAGGACTGTCGTGGTCGACCACGCAACGGGCTTACAAGACCTGCTGATCAAGGAGATACTGGGGTTGGATCGGGTGCCGGTTCAGAAGAGTTGGGGCTTGATGACACGAGAACAGTACGGTCAACTAGGTGTAAAGTGCAAAGAGCTGATGCGGCCACTGTTCGACCACACCTGTAACGTGGTTGTTGTTGCACAGGAGCGTAGTTTCAAAGAAGATGACACCCCGGTTGGCGTGCCATATATTGGACCAGCACTCACTCCGTCGGTTGCGGGATGGCTGAACCAGGCAGCAGATTACATCTGCGAGATGTTCGTCAGAGAGGAAGTGGTTGAGCGCCCGAGCAAGGGACCGGCTGGTAAAAGCAGAATTCGCACAGGAAAAAAGGAACACTGCTTGCGGATTCAGTGCCCAGAGGTGTATATTACAAAGTTCAGAGCACCGAGGTTCAAAGAACTTCCTCCAGAAATTGTTGACCCCAGCTATGAGAAGATCATGGCGTTGATCAACGGGTAACACGGCACTGTGTACCACTCCTGCCTCTGGTACGGCTTGGTCTTACGAGGACTACAAGCTCTAGAAGGGTAAACTGCTCGTTGCAGTCTAGGCAGTGCCACCAACAACTCCGACAGGCTTGCATCGGAGACTAAACACAACTCACCTACGTCCTCTAGGGGAGTAACAAATGCGAGCCAGAGGACATTGTTCACTACAGTATCTAGCATAAAGGAGCTAACACAATGGCGAAGCAACACCAGTCCGATTTCGTGTCCAGCATGCGTGACCGTCTGGCTGCCGCACACGAGCAGCACAAGGATGCCGAGACGAAGTACGGGTTCATGGGTGAGCTTCCTCCAGGAATTGATGGCGGTGTCGCCATGCTGACGGAGATGAAGTTTGACAAGTACAAGTCTGGTCCGAACGAGGGTGAGTGGTACTTCTACGCCGGTGGTCGTGTTGACACACCAAAGGAGTTCAATGGCATCCGTACCGAGGGCCAGCTAACCTCGATCACGGAACCTCTGTATGATACCCCAGGTCGTACGAGGGAGACTGTTGAGGATCACATGGGGTTCGTGTACAACGTTCTCCGTCAGCTTGGTCAGGAGACCAGTACCCTGGAGTTTGAGGATCTCGAGCAGGTGTGTGAGGATCTCAAAAACGCTGATCCCCCCATCTACTTCAGGTTCCGGACCTACAAGATGGATAAGGAGGTGGTTGCACAGAGCGACGACGGCAAGTGGCGTATCTGGTCAGAAGATGCTAAGACCGGCAACCTCAAGCCATCTCGCAACCCCGGTGCATGGCCAACCGAAGAGGCAGCCATGGAAGCTAACCCCTTCGCCGGTAGGGAACCAAAGACCCTACACTCGTGGCACGGATGGGTAAAGGATTATACACCTCAGGAGGTGAACGACACGGTTGACAACACTGGGAACGGGAGAGTGGCACCACCCGCAACGCAAGGACGGCAGTATCAGGGTATGCACCCGGTGGCCAAATCCTCTGCCAAGCCTACGGTTGGTGCACCACAGAAGGCTACTGCTACCTCTACCCAGAAGCCCACGGCGGGTAAGCCTATGGCTGCCACAGAGAAGCCTGCTGCTCCGGCTAGTAAGCCGATGGCAAGACCGACTGCTCCGACAGCTAAGCCAACTGCCGCTCCTGCCAAGATGACAGCAAAGGCTCCGCCAACCAAGGCACCTACTCCGGCCAAGCCTGCCGTCAGACCAGCACCTACTCCGGCAGGCAAGAAGCCTATGGCACGACCGGCACCAGAGCCGGAACCGTTCGATGAGTTTGGTGATCTGGATGGTTTGGTTGAGCGTTGCAACCGTATGGACGGCGAGGCTCAGGCGGAACTCACCAACCTGGCCATCAATGCCGGGTACACGGAGGCGGACGTTCTCAACTCCGAAAGCTGGGAGCAGGTGAAAGGATGGATCATGGGTGGCGAGCCTCCTGCTGAAGAAGTGGAGGATCAGACCGATGAGGCACCAGCAGAGGAGGGTGGCGAGGATGAGTTCATGCCTGAAGAGGATCAGGTGTGGTACTATAAACCCATCAACGCACGGTCTAAGAAGCCTGGCAAGAGAACTGAGGTAAAGGTGATCGGTGTGCAGCCTAGCACCCGGACTGTGACAGTTCAAGACTTAGCTACCGAACAGGAGTATCGTAACGTTCCTTGGGATGACCTGCTCGGTGACGACTCCGAGTGAAAGGGGGTGGCCAGTGGGTAAACCAAGAACCAAAGAGATACCGTTTGCCAACAAGGCAACAGAAGTCAAGCCAGGTGTGTTTCGGTTTACAGTTGGAGACACTACCTGGCAGTATGACTCTATCGGTGTTGGAGTAAACCTCGGCATCGTTGACCCAGACGACGATAGGTGCCGATACCAACTACGGCTGAAGAACCTGGATCAAGCCGCGTGTTTCGCAGAAGGATTCAACAGCGGTGTTAACTACTCTCAGCCGGAGTAGTGCTTGACAAGATAGGTGGGGGAGATTTATAATCTCCTCTACCGCCCCGGCTCCGTGAGTCAACTGGAAGACGACTAGACTCTAAATCTAGTAGTGCAGGTTCGAGTCCTGCCGGAGCCTATTTCTCCTGCCGTGCTCGTTGCTGGGCAAGGCCAGTGTCCCAGGCTGCTAAGGAGGTAGGAGACACCTTGTGGGTATCCTTAGCAGGCCGTACGTCGAACCCCTGTTGCTTGGACGCATCGGCGACAGGGTTAAACTCCCCGGTGGGCGGAGGAGATAACGCTGGCAGCCCACCACCAAACACGCTACCGACCTACTTACCTCCCTGTTCGAGGTTGGTAGATTCCGCCACGCTGGCAGACCGTGGGTGTAAAGTCTGCTACGCTGCTCCTGGTGGCTAGAGGGGAGCTTCATAGTGACATGCCAGTAGACGGGAGCTATGAAGTTTTAGGGCAGGTTCGATTCCTGCCAGCAGCAATGCTACTCCTGGTGGTCCACGTAAGGGTCGCAACCTTGCGGGAGGGTGGGTTCGATTCCTACCGGTAGTAATCACCAACCTGGCTGTGAAAGTCACTTCCCACAGACCAGTGTCCCGAGGAACGTCGTGCCTGTCCGGCGTGGTGAGGAAAGACAGGCAGTTTCTTTAACCGTTGGTCTTAGTAACAGGAGAACACTATGTCGAGTCGTCGAATCGGTGGGAGTCTGGAAGGTAAGATCGAGAAGGTTCTATTGTCTACACTCACGGTAGACAACTCCTATCAGCGTGGTATCAAACCACACGCCAGGAAGATCGAGAAGAACTTCATGCCAGCAGCAGCAGGAGTACTGACGGTTGGTAGAAGGAGTGATGGTAAGCTATACATCATTGACGGTTTGCAACGAATGACGGCCATGATGAAGTTGGGGATGGAACACTGGAAGTGTCTGATGTTGGAAAGCAGTGGGCCACAGTATGAGGCTCAGATCTTCAAGATTCTGAACGGAGGTAGGGTTGCCGTCTCCGCTGCACAGATGTTCGTTACTTCGTTGACTGCACAAGACCCTATTGCACTGGCAGCCAAGTCTGCCGTCGAAGGTGCTGGAATGAAACTGGCTATACCGACGTCACCTACCATGACCGGGTCACGTGTTCTGAAGTATGGGGAGATTGCCTGTCTTGGTAGTCTCTACAGACTGACTGCCAGATTCGGTGAGGACGTGGTGCAACGAGCACTGACACTTATGATGAAGACCTGGCCAGGACAGGATGAGGCTATGGCCGAACTGTTCTTCTATGGAGTAGTGTCCCTGGTTGCATGGCAAGGTGAGATTCTCAAGGATGACAGGTTCGTAGAGCAACTGAACGTGTCACCTAGGAGAATCTTACTCGACGTTGGTAACTATATCAGTGCCAAGCAGAGGGGTATGATCGAGACTATGTGCAAGTACTACAACAAAGGACTGAAGAAGGACAGTAAGAACTGTCTGCGCACGCTCGAACAGTTACGCGTCTTCAACGAACAAGCGGAGCCAAAAGAAGCCTCTTGATACCAACACCACTGGACCGATCGGGTAACACCGGTCGGTCTGGTTCTCTGGAGGAAAGAGAATGGAACCTGAACATAGTGAGGGAGGTGGCGACTCGTCGCCTGTCAACACTATACTGTTAGCGTTCGTGAATATCACAGTAGAAGAAGCCCAGCAACTACTTAGTGGATGGGAGAGTGAACATGTTAGCAATTGACACCGAGACCACGGGCATCGACTTCAACCACGGGGCCAAGCCTTATATAGTCACCACATGTAGGGATGACGGCAGGGTCAAGTACTGGGAGTGGTTCGTTGATCCTGAGACCAGGCAGCCGATCATACCACCGGGTGAACTGGATGAGGTGAAAGAGTTACTCGACTCTGTTTATGCCAGTGGCGAGTTGGCCATACTTCAGAACACTAAGTTCGATGCAAGGGCACTGGCCACCATACTGCCAGGACTGGAGTTGTTCAACCCTGTACAGTCATTCTCTCCAGGAGCAAAGCTTCCCTGGTACAACATCCGTGACACCCTGATAGCTGGGCACCTGCTGGGTTCTAACTTAGACCATGACCTTACCAGCATGGCCAGCCGGTACGTACGGAAGAACATCAAGCCATTGGAAGACAGGCTTGAAGAGGCATGCAAGAAGGCACGAGACTATACCAGGCGTAGGCTCAAGACCTGGCGTATCGCCAGTGATTCTCTGGAGGAGATGCCATCAGCCACCGATAAGTCCTGGAAACTCGATACGTGGCTGCCAAGAGCGCTGGTTAACTACCAGTGGCTTGAAAGCCCGGCATACCAGAACTGCAAGAAACTCTGGGACAAGTATGGCCAGGATCACAAGTTACCTGCCTGGCGTACCAAGTGGCCCGGCTGGAAGTATCACCCTCCAGAAGTTGACTCCGAAGACGTACACCCTTGGTGGACGGTGGCCATAGAGTACGCCAACATGGACAGTCAGGTAACCGTGCTGATGTGGCAGGTTATGTGGAAGCTGATCCAGGAGAAGAAGCTGGATAAGATCTACATGGTTTCTCTCCAGAGGCAACGCCTGGCATATCGCATGGAGAGCAAGGGTGTCACCTTCAGCGGCACAAGGTTAGATCAGCAGGAGTGCGAGTACCTGGAGGAATCCGAGAGGGCTGGCCGGATATGCGTGAACATAGCCAAGGGGTTTAAGGTTGAGAGATTAGTGGATGAGACTACTGGTGAGACGGTAGTCGAGCCTTACGATCTGGTGCTACCCAAGGGTGCGGTCAACAATTCCATCAGAACCTTCTGCTTTGACGTACTAAAGCTAGAGCCAATCAGGGGTAAGAAGTCCAAGACCAGTAACCCCACTTTGGACAAGGGTGCCCTTGAGTACTACCTGGCTACGCTACCAGACAGGTCACTACAGAAGCGGTTCATCGAGAACCTGTCAGCCAAGCGTAAGAGGGATACAGCACTGGCTTACATATCCTCTTACCGCAGGTTCGCCGTGCCACTGTTCAGTCAAGAGCTAGTGATGGACAGGGTGTTACAGAAGATGGTTGAGGACTGGTATGTACTCCACCCGAGCCTGAACCCTACCGGCACGGACACACTGAGGTGGTCCAGCCAGAACCCCAACGAGCAGAACATCAGCAAGAAGGAGGGTTTCAATCTACGGTACTGCTTCGGTCCCGCACCGGGTAGGGAGTGGTGGAGCTTAGACGCCGAGAACATTGAGCTACGACTGCCTGCTTACGAGGCTAAAGAGAAGGAGATGATAGACCTGTTCGAGCGTCCTAATGATCCTCCTTACTTCGGCAGTAACCACCTACTAGTTAGTCATATCTTACACAAGGAGAAGTTTGAGTTGTGTCTTAGCTGTACCGAGTGTAAGAAGGAGGTGCACAACAAGAACTCGAAGGCCAAGCAAGACGAGTGCTGTAAGTGTAAGCACTCCAAGCCCATGATCGACGGCAGGGTGTTCAAGAAACGATACGGCAGCGACCTGTACCAGTGGGTGAAGAACGGTAACTTCGCCGTGCAGTACGGGGCAGTTGAGGCTAGTGGCACAGCTGACAGAGCGTATCACGTCAAGGGTGGTCAGCGTATGATCCAGGCCCGGTTCAAGAACATCAAGAAGCTGAACGACTCCATGATTGCCTTCGCCAACAAGCACGGCTACGTCGAGACAATACCAGACAAGACGGTTGATCCCGAGCGTGGCTATCCGTTACTGTGTACCAGAACAAGGTGGGATACCGTGTTGCCGACCGTACCCCTGAACTATCACATACAGGGAACTGCCATGTGGTGGATGATGAAGGCCATGATCCGTTGCCAGGCTTTCCTCGACAGCATCAACACTGATAAGAGGATTGACCAGGCGTACATTGCACTACAGGTTCATGACGAGCTAGTGTTCGACTTCCCCGCTGGCACTGGTGCAGAACCTTGGAAAGACAACTACGACAAGATTCAGATGATTCGCAAGCTGATGGAGCAAGGTGGTAACGATATCGGTATCCCCACGCCTGTTAGCTGCGAGTACCACGCAAATAACTGGAGCGAGGGTACTCGGGTAAAACTAGAACTGGCGGCGTGACCCGTTGCCAGGAGCAACTCCTGCTTTTATAATGGACCTTTTCGCCGACCCCACTCACCCACCCGGTTGCCCAGTACCGGGTTGGGGTAAAGCCTAGACTCGCATGGGTAGTGTATGCCACATGCAGAGGACACCAGTACCAATGTTGTAAACTGATGAGTGAGTAAGGAGTGTTGGATGTTCGAGACTGAATTTGCCAGGACCATCTACGAGAAGAAGTATGCAATGGAGCTGAACGGTAGAAAGGAGTCCTGGCCAGAGACGGCCAACAGGGTTGCCCACTGTGTGATGGATCCTTATATGCCGGAATTGGCTGGTAGGGTAGAGAAGCTGATAGCCGAGAAGAAGTTTATACCAGGAGGAAGATACCTGTACGCGGCTGGCAGACCGTTCCCCCAAACCAACAACTGCTTCTTGTTCAGTGTGAATGACAGCAGGGAGAGTTGGGGGCAGTTGATGCAGAAGATTACCGTGTCTCTCATGACGGGAGGCGGCATAGGCGTGGTGTACTCTAACCTACGTGCGGAAGAGTGTGTCGTCAAGGGCATGGGTGGTAAGTCTACTGGACCCTGTTCTCTGATGAGCATGGTGAACGAAGCAGGTCGGTACATCATGCAGGGTGGGTCCAGACGCAGTGCCATCTGGGCTGGACTCCACTGGTGGCACCCGGATGTCTTTAGCTTCATTAAGATGAAGGACTGGCCCGAGCTTGTAAGGAAGGGGAAGAAAGAGGACTTCAACTTCCCAGCCAGAATGGATATGACAAACATCTCGGTCATCCTGGATGATGACTTCTTCGCAGCCATCAGTGACCCCAGGTGGAACAGGTGCTACCAGTTGGGTAGGGACACGTTCACGGTCAGCCACAGATGGGCGGTACAGGTGTACGACATGGCAGTCAGGGGTATGATGGAGACGGGTGAGCCTGGCTTCTCCGTTGACATTGGTCCCAACTCAGGGGAGAACCTTCGCAACGCATGCACAGAGGTTACAAGCAGGGACGATGAGGACTGCTGTAACCTTGCTAGTCTGAGCATGCCGAGGTTCTCAAGCAAGGAGGAGTTCGCCGACGCTGTGTCCCTTAGTACGGCGTTCTTACTCTGCGGCACACTGTACTCCAAGCTACCGATTCCGGGCATGCACAAGGTTAGGGAGAAGAACAGGAGACTCGGCCTTGGTCTGATGGGCATGCACGAATGGATGCTACAGCGTGGTATCCAGTATGGGGTTAACGACGAGATGGCTAAGTGGCTGGACGCCTACTGCACCTCCCAGTCAGAAGCATACTTTTATGCGGACAGGTTGGGTGTGAGCAGGCCGGTTGCAACCAGAGCAGTGGCACCAACCGGCACCATCTCTATAGTAGCCGAGACTACCTCCGGTATCGAGCCTATCCCTGCCTGTGCGTATCTCAGACGATACCTGGACGGCAAGGTGTGGAAGTCTCAGTTCGTTATCGACTCTACGATTCGCAGGTTGGTCGAGAAGTACAACGTTGATCCCGACCTTGTTGAAGACGCCCACCGCCTGGCACACGACGTTGAGAGGCGTATCAAGTTCCAGGCTTGGGTTCAAAAGAAGGTTGATCACGCAATATCCTCGACAGTCAACATGCCTCCATGGGGTTCCGAGATCAACAACGAGGGTAAGGTCAAAGAGTTTGGTCAGACTCTCATGAAGTTCCTGCCAGAACTGCGTGGCTTCACGGTCTACCCTCACGGCAGCAGGGACGGTCAGCCAATCGTACCGGTACCGTACCGGACAGCCGTCAACCGGACGGGTGTTATATTCGAGGACAACTCTATGGACACTTGCAAGAGCGGTGCTTGCTGGTCCTAGAGTCTGTATGACGGGTTGGGGGAGTAGACTGGTTTTCCTCCTGTCCAGTCGAAACCCCACCCGTTGTTATCTACAGGGGGATATGAATGTTAGTAAGTGATGCCGGTAAGCTACCCCCGTTCGAGCGACTGGTATACTGGGTAACCGAGCGGGAGCAGATTCGTATGAAGAAGAAGATGGGTTTGCCCAAGCCCTGGACAGATGACAGGATTCTGCAGAGTAGGAAGTTCTGCAACGTAGTCAGGGCAGACGACAAGGTGTCTTCTTGGTTGATCAAGAACTGGTATACGCCCTACAAGGACCACCCCAACATACTGTTGGCTGCAACCCTGGCTAGACACCTTAACAGGGTTGATTCACTAGAGGCTGTAGGATTTCCTCACGTATGGGAGCCTACCCGACTAACAGATCTTCTGGAGGAAAGGAGTAGACATGGGTTGAAAAACTTCTCCGCAGCGTACCTGATAACCGGCAATCACGGCTGTCGAGACCGTGAGAAGCAGACTAAGGTGTATCAGGTTATCAACATAGTCTGTGACACCATGTATCGTATGGCACCAGATATAACCCCGTTTAGCATGCGGTCAACCTGGATGGATTTGCAGGGGTTTCCAGGTGTGAGCAAGTTCATAGCTAGCCAGATAGTAGCAGACTTGCGTTGGGCGGTGACGGGTGAGTGGGCCGATCGGTGGACTTGGTTCCCCGTAGGACCGGGTTCGGTTAAGGGTCTGAACCGGCTGTATGAGCGAGACATGCGGTACAAGGTGAGCGGACGACAGTTCCAGGTTGAGATGAAAGAGGTTAAGGAAAGGTTGAGTAGGAGGCTGAACAAACACCTGGTGGCTAGGATGGAAGCCATAGACTTCCAAAACTGCATGTGTGAGTATGACAAGTGGGAGCGAACCAGGCTCCACGAGGGTAGGACACGGGGTCTTTATGATGGGAAAGGAGACGAGTGGTGATAAGAGTTTCCAGCAAGAAACTGGTGGTTACCAAGATACAGGGTGTTAACTTTCGGTATAGACCAGACACTACTGATAGTCACACCATACGAGAGGTATTTAAGGACAAGTCGTATCGAAAGGTGAAGGTGGGATTCGACGTGCTGCCTGGGGAACGATGGTTAGATCTAGGAGCTAACATCGGAGTGTTCGCACTCTACTGCCACCTGGCCGGAGCGAGAGTCACCTGCTACGAACCAGATGAGGATAACTATACTCTCCTCCAGAGAAACTGCCCGTGGGCAGACTGCCACATGGCTGCCGTTACGGAACACAACTGTCATGAGGTTGACCTGTATCACAACGGAGACCCTAGCAATACGGCTAGGCATACCGTGATGAGAGTTCGAGGGTACAAGCATAGCAGACTAGTACCTAACGTGTGGGCTGGGTTGCTACAAGGTGGTTGGGATGGGGTGAAAATGGATATTGAGGGGTCTGAGCTTGGTATAATAGACGCCGATCTTATACCTCCGTGCAACAAGCTGGTACTGGAGTACCACCATAGCAGAGACAAGTCTCTAGCCAACTTCGCCAGGAGGTTGAGTCGATTAAGAGACCAGTTCCACACGGTATGTTACCGTGCAGAACTGGATAGAATGATGCAGGATGGGGTGGGATGCCCTATGCTTGACAGGATGATGTTTTGCATAGGGCGGAGGGTCACTTGACGAGCTTCTTGCCGTTGGCGGTGATGACGAAGGTGATTTTCTCTTTGCCATCAACGTTCTTGACAACCTCTTTGATCAGACCTTTTGCAGAAAGGCTACCATCGTAGGCTTGACGCATGACCGGGGTGAGGTTCTTGTAGTAGCCGGTCTTCGCCTCGATGTCTCGATAGCTGTGCTCCGTACCGTCGGACATCGCACGCAGGATACGGTACTGTACCAAACCCAGTCCAACGGACGTAGCGTTCTCACGCTCCTCTTCCGGTGTCAGCTTGGTCAGCTTCTGAGCCGGTGGCTTTGGAGTGGCTGGCTTCTGAGCCGCCGGTTTCTTGCCAGCCGGTTTGGTTGCGGTTGCGGTGGAGGCGACTGGCTTCTTGACTTCCGACATGACTTAGCTCCTTACAGGGCGATGGTTATGGTCCACACAAGAGTAGTATAGGAGAGAGCTATGGATTAGTCAATAGATATTCGATAAAAATTTGGACGGGATACACGGAGGGGCTGTTGATTTTGAGGTTTAGTTCTGTTAACATTAGGAAGATAGTCGCCCGACTAAGACAGGAGGATACCATGCACCTGAAGTACAGAGACTTAGCGGATGCGTTTCACCAAGTAGTCGAGTTGTTCCACACAGGTAGGGCACTGGTCGAGAAGACACCCAGTCGGTACGGTGACTGCATCTACCATCCGGAGCCAATCACCATCACCTATCACAATCCTAAAGCCAGGGTACTGCTCAACCCTGCACGGGATTGTAACCCGTTCTTCCACCTGTACGAAGCATTGTGGATGCTAGCTGGCAGGAATGATGTGGCTCCGTTGCAGTACTACGTCAAGAGGATGGCCGAGTTTAGCGACGATGGAATGACGTTCAATGGTGCTTACGGGTATAGGTGGCGTCGTTATATGATTGAGGATGGCAACGCTGACTACGTCAGTAAACACGGCGGAATGCTGGAGCCACCAACCTACGTTGACCAACTCCAGGTAATCATCAACCACCTGAGAGCCAACCCCCACAGTAGGCGTGCGGTGTTGTCAATGTGGAATGTGGGGGGCGATCTACTGAGGATAGATAACTCCAAGGATGTGTGTTGTAACTTGGTGGTTATGTTCGCCCTGCGTACGGACCCGGTCTGCCCAACATGCAAGGGTAACTGGACACCAGAGCGTGCGGCAGAGCTTGACGAGTCCCCATTCACCTGTCCGAACTGTGTTGGCGACCCAGATAACATCTTCTTGCCCAACCGGTGGCTAGACATGACTGTCGTTAACAGGAGTAATGACATGATCTGGGGACTGTTCGGAGCCAACTATGTGCATTTTACTTTCCTCCAGGAATATCTAGCCGCACACCTTGGTGTGCAGGTCGGGAAGTATCACCACGTTACCAATAATCTGCACGCCTACACCAACAATTGGAACCCGGAGGAGTGGCTTGAGTCTGGTAGGGATGTGCAGGCTATTCAGAATCTGGCTAGTGACACCAGCAAGAACCATGTCCCATTGGTTCATAACTGGACAGTGTTTGATCGAGAACTAAAGGATTTTGTTGACATCAATCAGAATCCAACTGAGCGTTCTGTGGAGATGATAGACTCATTGAACTGGGACGAGCCGTTCTTCAGGACAGTAGCACAGCCCATGTTCTCGGCGTTCCACCACTACAAGCTAGGGTCACCGGCAACACAGGTAAGGAAGCGTATCCTTCAGATCAAAGATTTCGCCTGGAAGATTGCGGCTACAATGTGGACAGAGACGAGGTACAAGAGGGTGGTTAATGCCTCTACCAGAGAAGACCAGACGCAACCGTGAGTTGATCCGGTATTGGTTGGCAGGCGAGTCTTATGCGGCCCTGGCGAAGAGGTTCAACATCTCTATATCTAGAGTTTACGGTGTGATACGGAGGTTCTACTTGAATGGGAATCCACGGTACAACGATATTACAAGAAGGAGTAACACTTGAGCGCAAATGACAGACAGATTGGCGGCACCCACTACCAGACGAACCTGCTGAATGGTAAGCAACACTGGGATATAATGTGGGAATTGTACGGTGAGGCTTGGTTCGTCGGCGCGGTCACCAAATACCTTACCAGATACAAACTAAAGGAGGGGCTGACGTCTCTGGACAAGGCACTGCATTACATGGATAAGCTGATCGAGTGCTGCGACTCGGACAACTTCTCCACAGTCTCGTCTACCAGGCGCGCACAGTTCCTTGTAGCACGGAGACTGTTGTTCGCCCTGCTGACTCTGGAAGCTGATCTGACTGCCGGTAGACACAGCGGACCAATCGGCAACTACGCTGAGCAGATATTCGACTTACTCTTACCGAAGGAGGAAGTAGTGGAGAAGAAACCAAAGGGTTGGCCCGGTACAGTTAAAGAGCCGATCATACCGGTCCAACATGAAGACAAGTCGATGACTAGAGAGGAGTTCATACAGTCACTCTCTTCCAGAGATACTGAAGCTGAGAAGAGCTTCCGTCAGATTCAGCAAGAGATTGGTAAGTGGGCCAAGGAGCAGTTCGGTGAGAACTGTAGCAAGGACGTTAACAGCGTTAGCTATGGACACCCACTGGGTCCGGTGCCAGCCCTGCTAGGCGTGATGGAAGAGTTGGGTGAGTTGAGTAGGGTAGTACTGCGACTCCACCAGGGCAGAGGCTTACCACCTACAGAAGCACAGGAAGCCAAGGAAGACGCAGTGGCAGACCTACTGGTGTTCCTGTGCGACTTCGCTACCAGGGAGAAGATTGACCTGCAACTGGTGCTCAACAAAGTCTGGGCCAAGGTCTGCAAGCGTAACCAGGCTACGTGGGAGGCAGACAAGGCTAAAGAGTCTGTACCAGGAGAACTGAAGAAGTAATGAGCAACACCACCGACAAAGTGTTGGTGGAGCGAATGGCGAGACTGTTACTGGACATGGCTGATGCCTTGGACCATTACCAGTCTCTCCATTTGCAGATGATTTCATCTGCACCATCGCTTCCACCAGTTATCCTCGCCCTGGCTGAGTTGATAAGGACAACCCAGCCTGAGTTGTTTAAAAGTGTGAAGGAATCCAAACCAATTGTAACCCACCTCGACCGTCAAGACCTGGGCAACTGGGTACAGAATGGTCACGGCTGGGCCGAGCCACCATACGGAGACGAGTAATGCCAAAGGTCGTTAACCTACCCAAACACCTGAAGCCGTACGCATTCCACGGCGTTGACTTCGACCACGACTCTGACAGGGAGGAAGTGGTTGGCACCTGCCCGTTCTGTGCCAAGGCCAAGAAGTTCTCTATCAATGCCAAGACTGGCCAGTGGCGGTGCTTCTCCTGCAACACAGGTGCCGAGTCCACCAAGACTGAGCAGGGTGGCAACGTGTTCACCTTCCTGAGACTGTTACACCAGCACTCGATGGAAGAGGAGTCGTACAACGGATGCGGCTCGTTCCTGGAGAGTAGAGGACTACTCTACGACCACACCCTTAGTAGCTGGGGTGTGTGCAGGTCGGTAACTGACGGGACATGGCTAGTACCAGGCTACTCTCCAGAAGGTAAGCTGAACCAGTTATATAGGTACGTTAAGGAAACCAATGGCAGGTACAGGCTGTATGCCACACCAGAGTGTAACCACTGTCTGCACGGGGTTAACCTGTGGGACAGTAAGAAGGGCACGGTCATCTTGTGTGAGGGACCGTGGGACGCCATGTGCCTGTGGGAAACCTGCTACTACACCAAGAATGAGGAGGGGTTCGGCCTGACCCACACTGGTAATGTGGACGTCAGTCTACTCTCGACTGTCAACATCATAGCGGTGCCGGGCTGTAACGTATTCCAGGATACATGGAAGGAGATGCTAGGCGGTAAGATGGTCATGATCTGCTATGACAACGACCACCCTCGCAAGCACCCAGTAACCGGTAGAGTCATACCACCAGCAGGATACGGGGCTATGCAGAAGGTGGCACAGTCGTTGGCCACTGCGGAGAAGGCACCGGTCCAGGTAAACTACATGACGTGGGGCGGTGTTGACGGACCCAACCTTGACCTACCAGACGGCTATGACGTGAGGGATCACCTAACCGAGTCTGATAACCAGCGTGAGCGTATCAAACAGTTGGATTCGCTTGTAAAGATGATGGCTCCGGTGCCCGGCACATGGATTCAAGGTCGTGCTAAGTCTGAAACCAAGGGTAAGGTTGAACTGGAAACCTTGCCGTGCGAGAAGTGGGACGACCTTATCAACCAGTGGCGTAAGCCTATGAAGATGACTAGAGGCATGGATGTAACTCTGAGCGTCATGCTTGCCAGTATCGCTAGTGTCAAGAGCGTTGGTGACCAACT